GACTGGCCTCGTATGAGAACAGGTTATGTACGCAATGCTCTTAATCTGCACTTAGAACAGATAGACCATATTATGACATCACATGCTAACAACGACTTACGTAATAGAGAGTTGGAGTTTAAGCATCTGTGTTTCGACGTAGATGGTAAACACTTAAACCCTGTAAAACCAGAAAATGGTAGTAAACGTTTCTTCCAAGAGATAACCAACGAACAAATACTATTGTTCACAACCTGGATAAATCATGGACAAGCTATTTAACAATCTTAACAACTGTCAACTTGCAGGTGGTAATGACTCTATCAATTCATACCTTGAGCGTCCACACCAAAACGATGGACTAAGTTACCACTTGTCTGAGCGTATTCAACGCACAGAAGAGTATTCAACTGACAGCTACAAAATCAACTGGGTAGATACTGGTTTGACTAATGAGGATCAACGTATCTTGCAAAAGATACTACGCAAAGACTTCCAAGATGCTGGTCGTAAACGTGGTGCTATCCTCAGATACATTAAACACTTCAAAAAAGAACCTGACTCAACTGGTCAAAAATTATATCAAGTATGCCAAAACCAAAGCTAAACGCACTTATCATCGGTGCCGGTGGTGTTACATCGTACATGCTACCTGCACTTAAAAACAGCTTCGACCTGGAAGCTAACATCATTGACGGTGACAAACTAGAAAAGAAAAATCTAGACCGTCAATTATTCCGCACTAACATGGTTGGCGAATACAAAGCCAAAGCGTTGATGCGTCAATACAACTTCAGACAAAAAGACGGCCAAGCTATCTGCCAATACTTTGACAGAAGTATGCTTGACACACCGTACAAAATATTCTTTTCCCAAGCTGATGTGTACATATGTGCAGTCGACAACCATCCAGCTCGTAAAGCAATCATCGAGACAGCGTTGAGATACAGTAAGCCTGTCGTGGTGTGCGCTAACGAGTATCATACTAGTCAAGCGTTTATCTTTGACCCATCACTTGCGTCTATGCAGTGTCAGTCATACCATCCGTTTGAAAGATATCCTGAGATTACAACTGACAAGTCTGGTAGTCCTATCAGCTGTCAGGGTGATGCACTAGAATCTACACCACAGCTTGCAATCGCAAATCAAATGGCCGCCACCTTTGGTAACTACCTAGTGTGGTCTTGGTTTGGTATGCCACACAAGCCTGATATGATTGACTACAAACCTGTAGAGTTTCAATCAACGTTCAGCAGAATGCAAACTAAAACAATGGAGGACTTCAAGTATGTCGCAGAAGTACGTAGTTAACGATAACAAAGTATACCAGGTAAACGACAACAAGTTGTTTACTACATACGAAGAAGTAGAAGTACCTGAACAAGAAGTCACACCTATATGGAAAGGTGCTAAGATACCACTTACTATGTGGCAAACCATTGTTAAGTTCTGTAAGCACTCGTATGATGAGCTCAAATCAGAAACACTCATCTACTTATTTTACGACGAGACTGCAGAACAACCTTGGTCTTGGTGGGTACCGCCACAAACTACACACGGTATGACTGTCAAGTCTGACCCTGATCACATTGATTATGCAGTACAACGTGCAAAGTTTCCTGACACTATGTTCGGTACAGTGCATCATCACTGTAGTACATCAGCGTTTCAGTCAGGTACTGACGAGGCTGACGAAACACAGCGCGAAGGTTTGCACTTCACTGTCGGTAATCTTAACAAAGACAACGACTTTGATGTACACTTCCGTATGACTATCGGCAACAATCACGCAGAGATTGACGCACACACATACATTGAGATGGACGAGAATCCGTTCAAACGTAATGCTCGTGTGCCAAAAGAAACACAGAATCACGTACGTACCGAACTACACAAGTATGCTATCAAACAACCAAGTAACAAAGACTTAGACTTTACAGATGAAATGAACAATGTAACTAAAGCTTACACATTGAGCAGTAAAGCTAAACCAACACAAAAAGTTCTTGGTTGGTATGATGAGCCTTCTTACTACTCAAAAAAAAACGAGGACGCACTCGAAATTACTCAGCACGATATAGCAGATGATTTTGTTAACGCTGTTCTAATAGACCCAGATTATGAAAAAATTCTTACTGACTACTATAATTATCGAGCTGATAAGAACAAGCTTTCGTTGTATACAACAGGAGCTGTATTCGATGCGGACATCGCAGAGGACTTATCAGAACTGTTCGTCGACTTCGACTACCAAAGACAAAAGCCCAACCAGTATCAATACGCTGAAGAACAGGTTAAAAAGTTTTTGGAAGAACAAAAGTCAAACGGACTTGACTTCTCACAAAACGACCTTATATACGGACTCACTACTTATGAAGTCCGAGAAGGTATTCAACCAATGGATTACAAAACAATTCTATGAAGCAACAAATGGTAACTGCGTTGTACAGCGCATTGAAAACACTACGTCAAATGGTGTGCCTGATCTTATGGTCATTACACCAGATAATGTATTTCTTATTGAAAGTAAATTTGAAACTGTTAAGGTTCGTCCGGAACAAGCAGCATTCCAAATTAAAGTTAACGAAACTACAGCAGGACTCGACCATCCATGTATATGCGTCACCCTCACTGGATATCCAAAGACTAAGAGATTGGTTGTAAATATATTTGATAGAGCAGCAGTAACAACTACTGGTATCAAATGTAAACATCAACTAGAGTTTACTCTGGATAACGAAGGTTTCAAAGAATTTCTAAACTATTTCCCTCGAACTATATGATAGTCAATCAGCGAACGCGGTTACTCCTTCTACCGTGGTCAACAAAAAGTTAGGACTAGACGATGATCCCAAGCTCCAAGCCAGTGGCCTTCGGGACCAACCGCTACGACAAGAACTCATCCATTCTAGATACCCTGGTCGGGAAACTGGCCAGCCAATTTACATATGAATATAGATCCCACATACGAATCAAGCAATAGCGGTAAAGACTTTTATAAAGCTATTGACAAGAAAGCTAAAAGTATTCTTAAAAGAGATGTGTACTTTCAGTATCGAGAAGCTGCACGCAAAGGTATGGCTGAGGGTCTTATTCGACCTAAAACAACAGAAGAAATTCATAAAGAACTAAAACAAAAACCTTGGTTAAAAGTAAATAAAATAATCAAGAAAAATGAACAACAGTAATGCAACAACCATTATTTGTGCCAGAAGCAACCTGGCGACCACCTAACATTTTACCAGAGCTTGACACTGTAATATCAATTGACTTAGAAACCTGTGACCCTAACCTAAAGTTAGCTGGTCCTGGTTACAAACGTAATGACGGTAAAGTCATTGGTATTGCAATTGCTGACAAGCATCATACTTTGTACTTGCCGTTCGACCATCTTGGTGGCGACAATCTTGATAAGAGGATAATAGTATCATATGTAAAAAACGCTATAAGCAGATGCACTGAAGTCATTATGGCTAATGCATCGTATGACCTTGGCTGGCTTGGGACTTTGGGGATAGAGATCCCATGCCCAGTCAGGGACATACAAATAGCTGAAGCATTGATTGATGAAGAATGTTTCTCATACTCACTAAACAATCTAGCTAAAAAATACTTGAACCTAAACAAAGATGAAGAAGGTTTACGTGAAGCAGCAGACGCATTTGAAATCAACGCTAAAAATGAGATGTGGAAACTACCTGCAAGATACGTAGGTAAGTATGCTGAAGCTGACGCCAGACTTACGTATGACATATACCAATATCAAATACCTATACTCAAAGAAGAAGAGTTGTGGAATGTATGGGAACTAGAGACTGAGCTCATACCTGTACTATTACACATGACAAAGAAAGGCGTACCGGTAAACCTAGACGCTGCAGAAATACTAAACAAACAACTTAAACAACGTGAAGCTAACTTACGTAAACAATTTGGTAAGCTTGACATATGGTCTCCACCACAATTGGCTAAACATTGTGAGAGTTTAGGTTTAGTTGTACCTCGTACAGAAAAAGGTAATCCATCAGTATCAAAAGAATTTCTACAGACTTGTGAACACCCAGAGATTAAACTAATATATGAAGCTAGAATTGTTAACAGACTTCGTAAAGTATTTATCGAAGACATTATTCTTCATCAGAATTATAAAGGCCGCATACATGCCGACTTCAAACAGACAGCCAGCGACAGTGGTGGAACTAGGTCAGGCAGACTTTCGTCGGCTAATCCGAATATGCAGCAAGTCCCAAAAAGGAGCGACATTGGAAAAGCTATCCGACAGTTGTATGTGGCTGAACCTGACAGTCTTTGGTGTAAAGCGGATTATTCTAGTCAGGAACCAAGACTTCAAGTCCACTACGCGTTACTTGGTCAGTTCGGACGTCCATTACCAGGAGCAACAGAAGCGTTAAATGCATTTACAAAAGGTGAAAAATTATATACATTCTTTGAAAAAACAACTGGCCTCCCTTACGACACCTGCAAAATGCTTTGCCTTGGGATTTCGTATGGGATGGGTAACAAGAAAATGGCAAGGACGCTGGGCATATCAGATGAAGTTTGCTCAGACACAATGCGAAAATTTAATAAAGAAGCTCCGTTCTTAAAAATACTATTTGATAACTGTATGAACACAGCTAACCAACGTGGCTATATCAAAACTATACTAGGTAGAAGAGCTAGGTTTGACTTCTGGTTACCGTCGTTCAACGACCAACCTGTCAAAACATTGCGCATAGCAAAAGGTAGATACAAAGACAAACCATTATTCAGAGCATTTACATCCAAAGCACTAAACAGACTTATACAAGGTAGCGCAGCAGACCAAGCAAAACAAGCAATGGTCAATGCATACAAGGCTGGCTTTGACATGCGACTACCAGTACACGATGAGATTAATGCTATGGTTAGTAGTGAAGAAGAATCCAAACAACTAGCAACAATTATGGAAGAAGCAATACCACTTAAAGTACCAGTTGTAGCAGACATAGATCTAGGAGGTACCTGGTGTTAACAGAATTCGTAGTAACAGAAACATACAAAGTCAAAGCTACTACTATTGACCAAGTACAAACAGCCATTAGTAACGATGACTTTAGTGAGGTAGAGGTTGATATGGATGAACGTAAAGTAACCATAGAACCAACATTTTAATATGAAACAATCAATATTAGTAGAAGCAGCAAGACTGGTCGACACTGACAGAGCCAAAGATTACGGTGACCCACGTGACGACTTTAAAAGAATTGCGACCATATGGTCAACATTATTAGAAAATAAGTTGAATACCGACTTGACATCTGATGAAGTTGGGGCAATGATGATCGCTCTCAAGTTATCTCGTTCTGTATTTAACAAGAAAAGAGATAATTGGATTGATATTGCAGGTTATGCACATTGTGCTGATATCTGCACTAACTATAACATAAGTAACAATGCAAAATAATGAAACAGATCCTATCTATGACGAGGAAGAAACTGTCACAAATCCTGAAGACAATGTTGAGCAAAACGACTTGGCAGAAATTAGGCAACTCGGTGACACGCTCAATGAACTCGATCAAAACATACTTCAAGCAGAAGCTGAAGTAAGTAATCTCAAGCAAAGGCGTAAACAAGTAGCAGAAGAGCTACTACCTGACTTGATGAACAAGTGTGGGTTATCACTAATCCAACTTAATAGCGGAGCCAAGATTCAAATCAATGAATTTGTGGACGCAAGAATCAAAGACCCTGATGTAGCTTTCCA